CCGACAGCGGAAGAAGGGTCCATTGTAAAGAGAGAATGGTGGAACAAGTGGGAGCCTGATTATGTCCCTGAGTACGAATATGTTATTCAAAGCTATGACACCGCTTTTTCGAAGAAAGAAACGGCGGACTATAGCGCCATCACAACGTGGGCGGTTTTCAAGCCCAGAGATAGCGAGCCCGACGCCATCATTTTGCTCGATGCAAAGCGTGTCAGAGCTGATTTTCCAGAGCTGAAAAAGCTGGCTTGGGAAGAGTACAAGTATTGGGAGCCTGACTGCGTATTGATCGAGGCAAAGGCATCTGGCACCCCGCTCACACAGGAGTTGCGGCGTATAGGCATACCTGTCACCGCCTATACACCAAGCAGGGGGCAGGATAAGATTGCCAGAATGAACTCTGTGGCTCCTATTTTCGAGTCTGGCATGGTTTGGGCTCCAGAAGAGGCATTTGCGGAAGAGGTTATTGAGGAAATGGCTTCTTTTCCGTATGGCGACCATGATGACTACTGTGACTCGGCCACTATGGCTTTGATGAGGTTCCGACAGGGCGGTTTTCTGTCACTTGGAGACGATTACCAAGTGGAAATGCACCCGATGAGGCGTGATAGAAAGGTTTATTACTAATGGCGATTGAGCGAAAAGAATTAGGCACTGACACCAACCCAGATGTGATGCCTATGGGCAACGCCATGACGGTAATTCCCGAGCCATCACGACAGGACCAGATTCGACAGGCAGCAGAAATTCTTGTCGCAGATGACGCTATCCTCATCGACGATGAAATCGACGCTCCGGTCATGGAGGCGGCACAAGCCCCGTTTACGGCCAACTTAGTCGATCAAATCGATGACGCTGACCTGATGGTCGTGTCAAAAGAGATTTTGGCTGGAATCGAGCAAGATAAAGAAAGCCGTGCCGAGTGGGAACGGACGTATCTTGACGGACTCAAGTATCTGGGAATGAAGTTTGACGAGGCAAGAACCTCTCCCTTTCAAGGCTCCACTGGCGTCATCCATCCAATACTTGCCGAGGCTGTCACGCAATTTCAAGCGCAAGCATACAAAGAGATGCTTCCTGCTAAGGGTCCAGTAAAAACAGAAATTATCGGCGCTCGCACTCCAGAAACAGAATCTCAGGCGACTCGCGTCGAAGAGTTTATGAACTTTTACATCCTTAACGTGATGCAAGAGTTTGATCCCGAGCTGGATATGCTGTTGTTTTATCTGCCACTCGCGGGTAGTGCGTTCAAAAAAGTATACTTTGACACGGCAGTCAATCGTGCCATGTCAAAATTTATCGAGCCGCAGGACTTGATAGTGCCCTATGAGGCGTCTGATCTGACCAGCGCCGAGAGAGTTACCCACGTCTTACAAATGTCGAAGAACGAAATTCGCAAGCAGCAGCTCAACGGGTTTTATGCAGATATCGACATTTCTGAAAACGGATACTCACTGGCAAGATCAGAAATAGAAGAGGAAATTGACAGTATTGAGGGCATGGAGCCCAGCAATCAAAACACTCGGGATCACACCGTCTATGAAGTGCATACTGTTCTCGATCTTGCTGGCTTTGAGGACATGGGGCCCGATGGTCAACCGACTGGCCTCAAGCTGCCTTACATCGTCACCATTGATGATGTAAGCAAAAAAGTTCTTTCTATAAGGCGCAATTATTTAGAGACTGACGCTCTTAAAACTAAGATCAATTATTTTGTGCAATACAAGTTCTTACCGGGTCTTGGATTTTACGGCCTCGGGCTGAGCCACATGATCGGAGGACTTGCCAAAGCGAGCACGTCCATACTGCGTCAACTCATCGATGCGGGAACGCTTGCAAACTTGCCTGCTGGATTCAAGGCTCGCGGTATGCGCATTAGGGATGAGGACGAACCTCTTCAGCCCGGCGAGTTCCGCGACATTGACACGACGGGCGGCAATCTTCGCGAAAACTTGATACCCCTCCCAATCAAAGAACCGAGCAATGTGCTTATGAGCTTGCTCGGCTTACTGGTGGAATCTGGCAAACGGTTTGCATCAATCGCAGACATGAATGTCGGCGATATGAATCAAGCGATGCCCGTCGGAACAACTGTCGCCCTACTTGAGCGCGGCACGAAAGTCATGTCCGCAATCCATAAAAGATTGCACTACAGCCAGCGCGTTGAGTTTCAACTGCTGGCAAGAGTCTTTGCAGAGTTCTTGCCTCCGAGCTATCCATATCAAACAGGATCAGGCACAGCAGAAATTAAGGTGCAGGATTTTGACGGACGTATCGATGTCATCCCTGTAAGTGATCCGAATATTTTTAGTCAGAGCCAGCGGATAACCATGGCTCAAGAGCTGCTGCAGCTCGTGCAATCCAACCCCCAAGTCCATGGGCCACAAGGCGTTTATGAAGCCTATCGCAGAATGTATGCCGCTCTGGGCATCGATAATGTTGAGGGTCTACTTCAGCCCCCCGCGCCTCCACCGCCCCCTCCGGTCGTGGACGCAGGCATCGAAAACTCTGGCTTTATGATCGGCACACCCGCCACCGCTTTCCCGCAGCAAAATCACAGGGCGCACATCGATGCGCACCGGAGCCTTTTCCTCACCGAGCTTGTCAAAGGACAGCCCCCTTTGCAGGGCACGATAATTGCTCACATGATGCAACATCTTCAATTCATGGCGACCGACATGGCTACCCAACAGTTGCCGCCCGAGCTTTTACAGCAGATGGAGCAAATGGAGCAGGTGGCACAATCAGGTCAAGTCCCACCAGAAATTCTAGCTCCGATGCAGCAAGAGATGACAAGCATGATCGAGCAAGTTTCTGCGCCTATCCTTGCGCAGCTCACACAAGAATTGTTGATGAGCATTGGTCAGGGAGATGCAGAAGATCCGCTTGTTGCGATCAGGCAGCAAGAACTTGATATCCGAGCTGCTGAGTTACAACAGGATCAAAGCCAGTTTGAGCAAAAGGAAGAAGCGAGAGCCAATGAAAAACTGCTTGAGGCGGAAATCGCCAAACAACGGATCGACGCGACCCGAAACAACAACGACGAAAAAATGGATTTGGCGATGGAACGCTTGCGGAATCAAACCGATTTAAAGTTGCTTGAGCTGCAAGCAAAGTATGGTATTCGATTATAGGAGGCCCTCATGCCACTCAAAAAAGGTAAATCTCAAAAAACCATCAGTGACAACATTAAGACTGAAATGAAAGCGGGCAAGCCCCACAAACAGGCTGTGGCTATTGCTATGAAAACCGCCAAAGGAATGAGTCAAGGTGGCGAGGTAAAGCGCGTCAGGAAACAAGTTCGCGGCGGTGGCGCTGCTACAAAAGGGCTCAATTTTTATGAGATCGAGTGATGGATGATATCGATCTCGCAAATCGCTTGAAAAAAACTATTGAGGAGAGGAAGCAGCTCATTCAAGAAACCCTGATGAGTGGGCGACTTTCTGATATGGAAATGTACAAGAGTATACTCGGCGAGATTAATGCGCTAACCTTAATAGAACAGACCATTTCTGAGTATTTTAAGGGGAGTTGAGTTGGGAGTTGAAGAGGCTTATGTACCACCAGATCAGGTTGTTCTGGATCCAACCATTTTGGAAAAAAGTGCGATTGAGAGGATGCCAGATCCTACGGGGTGGAGAATGTTGGTCCTACCGTGGGCAGGCGTCGCAAAAAGTAAAGGCGGCATACACCTGACGAAAAGCACGATGGATCGAGAGGCTCTTGCCACTGTCATAGCCTATGTGGTCAAGATGGGCCCTTTGTGCTACAACGACACGGAGAAGTTTGGAGACACGCCTTGGTGCCGAGAAAAGCAGTGGATTATGATCGGTAGGTACGCAGGTGCTAGATTCAAATTGGAGGACGGTCAAGAAGTCAGAATAATCAATGATGACGAGTGTATTGGCACGATTTTGAACCCAGCAGACGTGGTGAGCATTTTATGATTGACAACGAAGCAAGACAGCCCGAAGAAGAAATACAAATAGAAATTACAGATCAGCCCGATGCGGAGCCGCAAGGCTCTGAGGATGAGCTGACAGAATATTCGAAACGTGTCTCCCGTCGCGTCAACAAGCTAAACGCAAGAGCGAGGGAGGCGGAAGAGAGAGCGGCTGCTGCAGAGCGATTAGTACAAGAGAGAGAGCAACAACTGCATCAATTCAGAAATATCGCGGCTGAAAATGAATCTGCCGCGCTTCTTGCAGAAGAGGAAAAAATAAAAGCACAGGAATCGCAGGTGGACGAAATTTTCCGTCAGGCGGTCCAGAGCGGCGACGCTGACCTACAGTCGAAAGCCACCACTTTGAAGAACGAGGTTGCGATTCGCAAAGAAAAATTAAATACCGCGAAGGCTAGGAGGCAGGCGCAAGAACAACAGCAGGCTCAATATCAAACATATGAGCAGGCTCCGCAACAACAGCCCCAGCCTCAAGCCCAGCCTCAAGCCCAAGAGCCTACACAAGAGGCTTTAGCTTGGCACGAAAAAAATCCTTGGTATGGCGACGGAGAAAACGAAGAGCACAAAGAAGCCACACAGTTTGCGTATTTTACGCATTACAATTTAATCAGCGAGGGCTTCGAGCCTGACTCAGAAGATTACTATGAGGCACTAGATTCCCGTGTCGAAAGGGCTTATCCTAATCTACCAAGACAGGGCACAAGTGCTCCGTCACAAGAGATCGAGCAAAGTGAGAGTCAACCCGCCGTGCAACGAGTTGCCTCCGCCACAAATAGTGGTCGATCACAAACACGAGTGAAGAAGGACGGTGTTCGTTTCACCAATAGTGAAATCGACCGGATTAGCGGATTAAAGCCGCATAATATGACCGACGAACAATGGTTGAAAATTGTGGCAAAAGAGAAGCAGAAAATCCAAGCGAGAGAGGCTAGATAATGGCTGAAACAAAAAAGAACACTCGGTCCAGCCGTGAGAGCGGAGCGCACGATAATCAGGCTCGGCGAAAACCATGGCGTCCAGTGCGGAAGTTAGAGACTCCACCCCCTCCACCCGGCTTTGTTTACAGGTGGATTCGTGAGTCGATGCTAGGGAACGAAGACAGAGCGAATGTTTCGCGACGTCTGCGCGAAGGCTGGGAATTAGTACGCGGTACTGATCTTCCTCCTGAGTGGCAGCTCCCAACAGTAGATAACGGCCGACACGAAGGCGTCATTTATAACGAAGGTTTGTTGCTGGCCAAGATCCCACAAGAGACGGTCGATGAGCGTAATGCCTATTACTCTCAAAAGACTGAACAGGCGAATGCAGCTTTGGACAACAATATGTTCAATGAAGCGTCGCAAGATTCTCGATATGTGCAATATGATCCTGACCGCTCAAGCCGTGTTTCTTTTGGCAAGCAGTAAAAGGAGAAGTTCATCATGGCAAATAAAGATGCCGCATTTGGACTAAAGCCAGCTCGGATGATGGGCGGTGCTCCGTATTCTGGAGGTCAATCTCGTTATAGGATCGCCAACAATCAGTCGGGAGCTATCTTCCAAGGTGACTTGGTAAAGCAACTGACTGGCGGTACTGTTTCACGAGCGGCCGCTAGTTCTACTGTGCCCGTTGTCGGAGTATTCAACGGCGTGCAGTATACGGACCCAAGCAGCAAAGAGACGGTTTTTGCAAACTCTTATCCCGGCAGTGTTGCTGCGGATGACATTATCGCTTTCATTATTGATGACCCCGACGTCGTATTCGAGATACAGGCTGACGACACTTTTCCAGTCGCTGACCTGTTCGGAAATTTCGACATCGTGGATCAGTCAACGACAGGCGATACCACTTCTGGCAGATCGAACATGGAGCTTGATGTAACGACTGGTGCTACCACCACGACGTTGCCCCTCAAGGCTATCGACATCAGTCAGGATCCCGATAACTCAGACGTAGCGAGCGCAAACACCAATGTTATGGTTGTAATTCAAAACCATATCATGGGTGTGAAAGGCGCTGGCTTAGCATAAGGAGGCTAGGTAATGGCTATTTCACGAGCACAACTAGCCAAGGAATTAGAACCAGGATTGAACGCTTTATTTGGGATGTCCTACTCCGATTACGGACCCCAAGAGTACTCAGAAATCTTCAGTATCGAAGACTCGGATCGCGCCTTCGAAGAAGAAGTATTGATTACTGGTTTTGGTTCTGCGCCAGTTAAGTCTGAGGGTGCAGGTGTTGTTTTCGATACCGCATCAGAGGGCTTCACTGCACGCTATACGCACGAAACGATTGCTTTGGCATTTTCTCTCACCCAGGAGGCCATCGAGGATAATCTTTACGATTCCTTGGGTCGCCGATATGTGAAGGCGCTTGCGCGTTCCATGGCAAATACGAAAGAAGTCAAAGGTGCGGACGTCCTCAACAATGCTTTCGACACCAACTTTGCTGGTGGCGACGGGCAACCGTTGATCTCAACCGCTCACCCGCTTGCGGGCGGCGGCACCGAAGCTAATCGCGCTACGACCATGGCAGACCTAAATGAGACTTCTTTGGAGGATAATCTCATCGACATCAGCACATTTACTGATGATCGCGGGCTGCTCATTTCGGTACAGGCGACCAAGCTAGTAATACCACCCCAGTTGGTTTTCGTTGCAGACAGGATTCTGAACTCGACCTTACGGCCGGGCACTGCTGACAATGACGTCAACGCTATCAGGAACACAGGCGTGTTGCCGCAGGGCTACACGGTCAATCATTATCTGACTGACCCTGACGCTTACTTCTTGTTGACCTCGGTCACGGAAGCAGGCGAAGGCTTGAAAATGTTCCAGCGCACGGCGATGGAGACCAGCATGGAGCCTGATTTTGCCACCGACAACATCAGATACAAAAGCCGGGAGCGTTATAGTTTTGGCTTTTCTGATTGGCGTGGAATCTACGGCTCTCAAGGGGCTTAATCCAAGCAAGACTCCTAAGAGTGTTGGGGCCTTCGGGCCCCTTTTTTTTATTTTTTTTGCGGAGTAAACTGATTGAGTCTAATGGTCATTGCATAGAGCGATGGCTGGTTCAAAAGGAGAACTGTTATGACAACCCATTTTACCTCTGGCGTAACAAACGTAGGCGCGGACAGCACGCTAGGCAGAGCCAAGATGCTTGCACCTGCGAAGTATCACGTTTATCACAATGACTTCGATACCTATTTGGCGAGCGATTGGACAATTACCACCACTGAGGGTGGATCAGGCAACGCTTCCGAGGCTTTGGTCGATGGTGACGGCGGCTTACTGGCGATCACGAATGATGACGCGGATAACGACAATGACTTCCTTCAGCTTGTGAAGGAAGGGTTCAAATACGAGGCTGGCAAGCAGTTGGCGTTTAACGCTCGATTTAAGACGTCTGATGCCGACGCCTCTGATGTTGTGATGGGTTTGCAAATCACGGACACGAGCCCTCTGGATGTTTCCGATGGTATCTTTTTCCTGTTGACCGATGGCTCAACTACCTTGACCTTCATCGTAGAAAAAGACGGCACGCAGAGCACTCTGGATTTGCCGACCGCGATGGCTGATGACACCTTCATGACAGTTGGCTTCATGTATGATCCAAAGGGTCAGAAATTTCACGTCTATCAGAACAATACTGAGGTCGGCACCGTTGCCTCTACGAATGCTCCAGATGACGAAGAGTTGACAGTCAGCTTTGGTATTCAGAATGGCGCAGCAGCCGCGAAAGTTTTGACTGTGGATTACATTACCGCAATGAAAGAGCGGACAGCAGCCACTGAACTCTAAATCGGAGACTAGACATGGCTGACGCAGTTACATCTCAGACCATACAAGACGGTCAGCGAAAGGCCGTCTTAAAATTTACGAACGCGAGTGACGGTACGGGAGAGTCTGCGGTAAAAAAAGTAGACGTCTCTGCACTGACTTCCAACGCGCAAGGTGAAGCCTGCACTGGTGTGACCATCAATAAAATTTGGTGGCAATGCACTGGCATGAGCGTAAAGATCGAGTTCGATGCCTCAAGCAACGTGCTGGCCATTGGCTTGTCAGAAAACTCTAACGGTCATCACGACTATTCTGATTTTTCTGGCATACCGAATAACGCTGGCAGCGGTAAAACAGGCGACTTGGACTTTACGACGGTCGGTCACTCAAACGGTGATAGCTACATGATTATTTTGGAACTGATCAAGAGTTTCGGTTAATAATGGCAACGACCAAAGACGTAAAACGACTCCCCTCTGGACGATTACAGTACCGAGGGGAGACTTTTGCTGGCTACAACAAGCCAAAACGGACTCCCGGCAAGGCCAAGAAAAGTGCGGTCCTTGCCAAAAAGGGGAATGAGGTCAAGCTGGTCAGGTACGGAGATAGCAAGATGACGATCAAAAAAAGTCAGCCTGCTAGACGTAAATCCTTCCGTGCGCGGCACAAATGCGACACGGCGAAAGACAAGTTTTCGGCCAGATACTGGTCGTGCAAGGCTTGGTAGGCAAATAAAATGAGCATTAAAGACAGTGTTCTGAAATTCATGCGGCCCATCATCGCGCCTTACACGACCCCGAGAGGCGCAGCGGCGGGTATAGTAGGCTTGATCAACCCAGCAGCGGGCGCACTAGTCAGGTATGGCCCAGACATACTTTCTGCGATGGGCTCCGCTTCTAGTGGTCAAGGGGCGGAACAAAGTAGATCGAGAAGCAGATCGCGAGGCATGAGCGGTATCTTGCCTTTGAGTGGCGGCAGCGGAAGGGGTTATGGCGTAGGCGGAGGAGGTGATTTACCTTTGAGTGATTTGAGTCAGTATTTTCAACGAGGCCGTGCATTGGACGATTCGGACATGAGGGG